GGTGCTGGTTTGTCAGGTCAAACGTGGCAGTAGCGTTGAAGTGGCCTCCGGCGTCCACGTTGCTGGCAGCGCCGCCCGTCTTGTTGGCGATACAACCTGCGCCTTCCACAAACGCATCTGCTTCAGCCAGCGGATTACCTGAGTTAACACCGTTAAGACGATAGAATGTACCACTGGCCGTTGTAGTATCGGCAGTTGTAATAACCTGAAGGTCAGTGGTAACTGAAATCGCCATTATCTACTATTAAGAAATGCGAATAATAGCTGTAGCAGCAGCAGCGGCAGGGAACTGGACAGTGAAGTCACCATTCGTGGACGTCTTGTCACCACCAAAATCAATCACTGCAATTGCCTTGTTAGACTTGCTGCTGTTATAAATGAGAGCACCACGGGCTGTGATGGTTGCAGCAGACCACGTTGTATCACTAAAATCAACAATGGCAACACTGCCATCCAAAGAAATAGCAGCACCCGTCAGCGTATTACCACCGGCTGAGTAGCCTGCACCAACAACTTCATCAGAAGTGGTGTAAGCTGTAGTGGCAGCACCCAGCGTCGCACTGCTGGTATACAAAGCCATCTTAATAGCATCAGTGTCCAAATCGTGAGTGGCACCAAGAAGCTCTTGCTTAAAACTATTGCATACAGCAGAAGTAATAGCCATGATATTTCCTAAAACAAAAAGACAGAGACAGCAGCAACGCCACCGCCTCTGTCATTCTCTACGCATTACGCGAGTTGATCGCGATCAGCCAGAGCACCGTCAGTGCCACCGTCTGTGTTGATGTCCATCAGCACAGCAAACACACGAATCTTGCCACCTGTCGGGGCAGTCGTCGCAGCTTGAATCAGCACATCAATGGTGTCTTGTGCAGACACAATCAGCGGCTGAAAAGCAGCAGCGTTCTGAGCATAATCCAGAGCAGCAGCAGCATCAAGGTCAAAGCCATCAACAAAGTTGTCAGCATCAACACCAGTGACACCGAGGTCAAGAGCGACGTCCGAAGACTCGCCAGTAGCAACGGTGATAACTTGCATGCCAGCATTCAGCACCATCGTGCCAGCAGGCACAGTGATGGCTTCAATGATGTCAGCAGCAGCCAGAGCGGAGCCCTTGGCAGTGGCAGCAGCGGCAAAATCAATCGTCTGCTCTACATAGTAGGGCTTGCGACCGGGAGTGCCTTCGCCACCAACGCCACGAGCGAGGGAGGTAACAGTAGCCATTATAGATTCCTTTCAAATTGTTTCAAATATTCCATAGCCTTCTGAAGCCTACCTATATCATCATCAAAATAACCAAGAGCTAAATTGCATTTGTGACACAGCAAACCTCTGACCTCATTAGTAGTATGGCAATGATCAATAAAGAGCTTACCACTACCACATCTTTCACTATTATTTTGGTCAGATGCACAAATCTTACATTTGTAATTTTGTGCCGCCAACATTTCGTAATATTGCTCTTCATTTATCTTGTAAGTTTTTACAATAAAGCGTTTCCACTTTCTGTGCTCATCACAAGAACGGCACTTAGACCGCATAGCAATACCATCGAGTGCTCTACTATCTCTTTCTAGTTTAAATTGATCAGCTTGTTTAAATTCACCGCAAGTTGAACAAATTCTACCTAATTTATATTTATGATTTTCAGGCAGACTAAGAGAAGACTTTGACATAGGTAGGCTTCAGAAAAGAGGCACAAAAGTGCCTCTAACTATGGTTACGCGACGTTGTAAATCGCTGTCGTGATAGCCTCTGCTCTGAGGATCTTTCTCCCGTACAGGTGCATACCACGAACGATGTCAGCGAAGCTGTCCGGATCACGATAGGTCTCGGTCTTGTTGATCTGCTCAGCAGTGGCAACAGCCGACTCGTGACCAGCAACAATGACGCCGTAGTCCGTAGCTTGGTTAGTAGCACCAACCGTGCCGGGACCGCCACCGATCTTGGGCAGGTTGTTGGACACATACACCTTGAAACCATGCAGGTTGTTCAGGATGAGGCCATTCTGCAGACCAGAGCCACCGAAATCAGCATTCAGAAGACGGCTGTCTTCGTCCTTCAGCAACTCAACAAACACCGGGTCAACCACGAGGAAGCGACCAGTGCTGTCAACGAATTGCTGGTCAAGCAGACGAGACATACGAGCAATCACCATCAGCGGCGAAGCAGTCGTCGAACCCAGAGACGTAGCGCCCGGAAGACGCGCTGCCAGAGGAATCGAATTGCCAGTGCCGGGAGAGGTGATGTTGCCAAAGTCTTCCTTCGTCAGCTTCATCGAAGCAAGCAACTCATCGTTGCCAGCAGACGACACAGCCTTCGTGCCGGGGAAAGTGGTACGAGCGGTGTCAGCATTCACATGGTTTGCAGACTGCTCAAAACCGCACATATAACCAAGAACGTCTTGGTCATAGTTGTCCTTCAGGCGATAGGCGGCACGATCCGTTGCCATCGACAGCCAGTTGATATGAGACTGAGCAGCCTCAATGTCATCCAACTTACCTTATATTCAGTAAGGGTCGTTATTCCTTACCCGCCTTTTCAGGCTGCTATATCTTTCGATATAGAGTAGACTATATCATCACCCTATTACTAGGGGCTGGGCACTTCCACTCACTTGAGTGTACGGATTTCATCTCCCACGTGGGGCGGTATATCCTAGTCGTTGAACCTTCAGAAATCTTGCGATTTAAGCTTGGCTGCTGATTGCCTTAGATTTTACTCTTTAGGTTTTCCAGCAATTCACCCAGTTCTTTAGATGGGATCACTCCCAAATGCGTCTAAATTAGTTTAACGCGAAATAGTTGGCCTTGTCGACCACCAGCGTGAAGTCGCTGTCCTCAAGATCTTGAGCAGCCACTTGAGTGCCACGCTCATAAGCACGGACACTGACCTCAGGCTCACGAACGATCTTTACGGAATCGCCCATCGAGCTAATTTCACCAAAGTCAATATGTTATTGTAGCCTTTTTAATTACGCTACACTGTAAGTTTCCCTACAGTTCAGACTATATCATCACCTACAGCACTATCTGTTTAGGTGCTCTGCACTCGTGTGATCCAATTACTTGGTAACTTATACAACATCGAATCATGCATAAAAGGTCGAATTATTTCTTCTAACTTTTTACTTTCTGTTGTATTGAATACAATGTACCACGAATTTGTTTTTTTATGATGTCTTTTTTTAGCAACTAAATTCCAAACTTCCTTAAAATAGCTGATGATAATATCAGCCTGATCTTCAGGGCAGTAAGTTGCTAACCGCATCTCACAAGAACTAATGCTGCCGTCTGGTCTTTTGCTTTTGGAGATACCACCATCATCCATATACCAGAACGATAATCCAGCAGCATTTACATAGTCAAGTATTCTTCTTGTATACGTTTTTTTACCAAAAGGATATACCCAATGATATAGAGTAGAAAAATACTTGTCTTGCCTACCAAATCTTAGTTCTTCGTGTTCTACACCATTAAGAAAAAATTTTCTTCTGTGTATTAGTGGTTTTTTGCCGCCTATCAAAGAATGAAATATATCACGTTTATACGTTATATACTGTTCTTGTTTAGAGCTATGACCAGCTACAAATTCATAATAGTGAGAAACAGATCCATCTAAGCATGCATGTGTTTTATGCTTGATACATCCATCACCCCACAACATCCCTATAAGGACGCCACGTTGTGTTGCATTCATTTTTACCTCTTCTTGCGGGCATTAAGCTCGCGTCTTGAGTTATTGGATCTTAGTCGTTGAACCTTCCCTTTTCAGGGCTTGGCTGCTGATTACCCTATCTTAGACTTAGGCTTCCAGCAATTCACAGAGTTTTCTATAAGTATTTCTACTTAAAGGACCACTTTTGTTTAGTCAGAATTGGTGATGGCTTGAGCCACCGAAGACTTGCGAAGGGCCAATTGGACCTTCTTGGAATAGATAACTGGTGACCAAACACCATTCGGCAGGTTACCATAACCTGCAGCTGCACTGAACGCCATTATAAAACTCCTTTAATTAATGGCAAAATGCTTTAGGCTTTAGATAGGCTTATTTCGATAGGTAAACAATAGTTAAGACTCTAGATCTCTTAACAATTGTTGGCTACCTTCCTAAGGTATTATCGTTGCTTTACAGCATCACAAGTAAACAAGACGGTACAGGTAAGCATAAAGCTGGCTGTACAGTCTTGTTAAATCACAAATCTCAATCTTTGTCAATAGTCATCGTGCGCCGCCGCTGACATCGTACACGAATTTGCCAGCGCGTTGTGCAGCGACGATAGCGTCATAGTTTGCTTCAAAGTCTTTGTCTTTCATCTTAGCGACGACGCTTTCATAAATCAAATCGCTAGAGCCATCGGCATCAATCTTAGACTTCCCTGCCCTAGTGTTGACAGCCATAGCCGCCGACTTTGGCTCTGCAGCCTTTGCCTTCTTGATGCCTTTGTCAGCTTTGTACAAGTCGATGGCACGAGCGGCAGCTTTAGCGTCGGTGTCGTTCTCGTACAGCGCCTGCTGCACCCACTTGGGCTGTTCTTCTACCCAATCATGGAAGGCGTCATCGTCACGAATTTGATCGAAGTCGGGATGCAGACGCATTAGTTCAGCTTCTGCCTTTTCTCTGGCAGCGTGTTGTTCCATTTCATCGACACGCTTAAGACGTTCTTCAATTGACTTCTGCTGTTCTTTAGCCTTCTTGATCGCAATGGTTTCTACAATTTTGTAGACATCGGGATAAGACGTTGCCCAGCTTTCAAGCTCAGACTCAGTCTTTGGCAGCTTGATTTCTTTCTGAGTCGTCTTTGTAAGCTGTTCTTTTAGCTCATCAATTTGCTTTTGCATGTCCACTTGCATCTTCTGCGAGTGACGGCGCAAATCTCCGTAGCGCTTCTTAAATGTCTTTTCTTCAGCAGACGTAGGCTCAGGGCCGTCTTCGTCTTCTTCTTTTTTAGGCTCTTCAGCTTTCTGTGTCAGGCCCTCTTCCAGAGCCTTCAATTCCTCTTCCTCTTTCTTGAGGCGGTCTTCGAGCGTCGAAGGACGACGAGACATGAATGTTGCAACATTAGCCTGTTGCGGGATGATGATAGTTTCGCTCACTTAGTTTTCCTTTCATGGGGCTATATGTGACCGCTAACAGCGGGGATACAGGTCGCCTAGTATAGCTTATTTCTGTGCAACAAGTCCCTTTCCTCTCTTTGCTTTTGGCTTACGTTTTCCTACTAAGCCACCTTTGGCAAGAAAAGCGCCATAGTCACCGTAGTCCACAGATCCACCACCACTTGTTGGTGTGCTTGTATCTGTAGAAAGGCTTCCAAAATAGTCAGACACAGGCGAAGTGGTTGCTACAGGCTCTGGTGCTGCAGGAGAAGGAGCTGATACAGGAGATGAGGCAGACTCATAAGGCCCAGAAGGACCAAAGACATCCATACCAACGGTGGATTGTTCTGTTCCAAAAGGACTTTCAGGACCGAAAGCATCCATACCTACGGTTGATGGTCCTGATGTACCACCAACTTTACCATCAGTGGCTCCACCAAGATATGAAGACATAGAATCAATGATGGAACTTGCTGCTGCTTTACCTTCTGTTGTCTTTGTATCAAGTCCAAAAGCTTTTCCAACGGCTTCAATATTTTCTTTA